TTCCAAAAGATTTACCATCTCCAAAATTAATTTCATAATATCCATTGGGTGCTTCTCGTATATCATAGTATTCCGTAGTTGCAGAAACTTGAATGGCATCATCTAAAAACGTATATGTGGAAAAGACCGAAGATGTTGGTGAATTATATACTCTGACTTCCAAAGAATTTGTATCAATAGTTTCATCTGGTATAACATATGTTTGATATGCACTTAAAGAATCAACCAAAAATGTTTTAGTTTTAGAAACGCCCTCATAAACTACGATATCTTCAAATGTATATACACCACTCACATCATTGGCGGTTACCGTTGATTTATTATTAAAGGTATGAGTTTCTGAGTCATTAGAAGCAGTAAAAACTGTACCAATAGGTAAACTTATAGACCCTGGTCGCGACCCTACTGCTGATAAATCTATAGAAGCGGTTATTGTAGATTCTGACGCATTACTTGATGCTGGTCTATATCCAAGACCTTCTGCATGTGAAACAACAGATGATCTTAATTGGGCTGTATTCAAAAAAGACTCATTGGTGGCGAAATTTGCTACTAATCCATTTAAGTGTGTGTTATATGCTAAAACATCTAATATATTTGACAAACCAGATGTCTCAAAATCATAATCACTAAATTCAGTTTTATTTGCAAAATGCGTTTTTAAGGAAGATTTTATTTGTTCAAAATCTAGTTGTGCTGATGTAATGTTTGTTGCCATTTATCTTAACCTTGCGATATCTGTTTCTAATGTTACTATTTCGTTAGTGGTTATAACTTGAAAAGTTACGATAACTGAACAAGTATTATATGTTCCTAATATCTTAGCAGAAATATCTAAAATTCTTACTCTAGGTTCGTAATTTTCTATTGCTTCTCTTATCTGAGTTTCAACATCTTCTGAGTGCAGATCGTCTGCAAGGTCAAATAAAAGTCTCGTTACATTACCACCATAAAAAAGATTAAAAGGTTTTTCGTAATGATTGGTCATTATTAAGTTTTTAATTGCTTGTTTTACGGCAGCAGCATCTTTCTTTAGAAAAATATCTCCATTTTTTCTTTTAGTAAAAGATAGATCAACATCACTATAAGATGAAGTCCTAAGTGTTATTTGAGGTAGTACCCCTAAATCTTTATCTTCTAGTGATAATTTCTTCGCCATCTTTTTCTCTTTTTCTATTCTTACTATTTATAAAGTTTTATCTTAACTTGAACTATAATCTTCACCATAAGCATCAACAATATCCATAGAATCTGATATTACAGAATTAGGATTTTCTGGAACTTCAATTAAATCTGTTGAACTTATAGTTTCACCGTTCCAGTAGGTATCTAAATCCATCTTACAGAACGCTTTATAATTTCTTGGTATTTCTGGCGTACTAATAGCAATTTGAGCATTATGATTCTTATCATTTGGATCAAAGTTATCATAATACAAAGATAACTTATCATATTGTGCATTGTCTTTAAGATAAACAGCCAAATCATAAGTTTTACTTAAAGCAATTTTACCTGTTGTGACAGAAGTTAATTCATAAACTATTGCTCTGCCAGTTTGTTTTAAATCTGATATGCTACCACTTTCTATATTTTCTTTTGGTCCTGGTTTGTAAATACCTTCGGCAACATTTAAAGAATATCCACTAAATTGCTTTAATGTTTGAAAAATTTCTAAAATCTTAACGTGCGGTATAAGATTTCTGGCTAATGCTTTTTTTTCGTTTAATGTCTTTATATGCAATATAGTAACTGGATCACCAATACTCGCTGAAAATTTTGATATAGTTGTATTGATAGATAGTTTAGTTTTAGAATCTATATTATCTAAAACTTCTGGATTGAACATAGGATTAGGTATAAATTGTTGATTTGGATTTTGACTTGATTTTTCAGAATAAACACTTTTTACTAGAACACCCTCTCTTTCATGAGGCCCAATTCCAGTATAACCAGTTCCAGAATTTTCTTTTTTATTAGACATCCTTCCTAGTTCAGTTGGAACAGGATCACTATAATTTGGTGCCAAAATTCCTTTACTCACTTGTTTTAAGATAAATTTATTATTATTTTTGTTATTTTTGTTCTTCATTTTTGATCTTATAGCATGAATGTCCAAAATTTTCTCTGTAATACCGCCAGTTGGTACTGTTAAGTCAATAGAGTCAAAAATACCATTATCTGCATCAACACTACATTCTCTCACACCAAAACGTGTCTCTTCTAAAAATCTTTTTAGTTCACTGGCAGTTGGCAATACAGTTTCATCCAAATTAACCGTGACAGTTTTATCACCAATAAATGTCTGATCTCCTGGTTTTGTGGCTGGTCCTTTTGCTGCTGTACCCGCTGTATTTGCATGTTTTGCACCAGCAGCATTTCCTGCTAAATATCCAACAAATTTAGTATCTGCCTTCATGATATTTGCTTTTACCACATTACTCTTTACTGTTTGACCCACAAAAACATTTTTAGAATAAGTTATAACTCCCTCACCGCCAAAAGTACCTTCTGCTCCTATACAAGTCATATTTTGTGCCGCCATATTAACATTTGGTGAACTTATAGCCAAGTCTGTTTGTGCCGTGAATGTAGTATTTCCACTATGAGAATAATCGGCAGTTCCATCAGTAATGTTTGAAAGATTTCCTTTAATTGCATTTGTAACATTACCTAGCAAAGTATTAGTGGATTGTTTAAGAACTGTCACTGATTTGGATTTTTTAATATATTCTCTCATTACTCCACCAACAGTTTTGGTGAAAGAGCCAACTATATCTAAAACTTTTCTGCCACCAACATTGATATTGTAGTCACCTTTTACATTTAAATTGTAATCACCAGTAACTGTCATATTCAAATTTCCAGTGTATAAAACTGTACCATCACCCTCAATCGTCATTGTGTGTTCGCCACTACAAATATCAATTCTATTGCCAGTACTATTGATAATTATAGTACCATCTGGTTGTATGTCAACTCCAGCACCGCAAGCATGTTTCAAAAGTATTCTCTCTCCACCCGGAGTATCATTTACTTCAATAATATGCCCACAAAGAGATTCATCAACTTGAACTTTAGTATAATCATAATCACTTATCGGTTGATAACCCAACCCTTTACCTGGAATTCCATTTTTTATATCTAAATTATTTGAAGACTCTCCGCGAGATGCTTTATTAACAGAACTTTTTCCATTATATTCAGGTTTCGGAAACTGCCCAGATGGATCAGAAAATCCTTTATTAATACCTTGTGTAGCATTAGCAAAAGGATGATTTTTTTCTCTGGTTATAATATCATCTATTTCTGTTGTCATATTCTAACCTCTATTAATTCTTGCCATGGGTGCTTGACGTTGTTCTAATTTCGCCCATCTATTTACTTCCGCACTATCACTAGTATTCACTAAAATTCTTCTGCCTGTACTACCCACTATATGTTCCCATATTTGCCAAACATTTGTGTCAAACCCTTTTTTATAGAACTGGTGTCCAGTATATTCAGTGAATTTTGTTCCAATTGGATATCTGCTTGCATCTTTCCAATCTTCAGTTACAGATTGAAAGTCATACATTTCTGGATAAGATGCGTGTTGAGTAAATCCTTTTGATTTTGCAAGATACTGTGAACCCACAAAAGGACCATCTCGCGTATTTGCTTTAGGTTCAACAACTTCCACAGATTCTGGCGCGGCTGATTGTGAGTTTGAAATATCTCTTTTACCTGAAGCCAATACTTCTGAAGATATTGCGTCTTTTCTACCGTCAATACTTAAATTTCTTTTTCCAAAATTTTGAAAAATATAAGTCTCCATAGATATTCCAGGATCTATTTTATTTTTAGGATCAGTATCATTGTGACCCCATACTTGACCGCCCGGATATACTGTATAAAATGAACTTAAAAATGACTTTAAAGTTTTCCATTGACTATTGTTTATTGAAGAACTATTTGCAAAAGATTTTGCATTTTTAGTGCCACTTGGACAAGCATAACCACCAACAAGACATATTCCTATACTATATTGATTATGACCTCCTACTTTAGCATGTGCTCCAGCAAGGTTTAAAGGTCTGCCACGCTGTAATGACCCATCTCTTCTTACCACGTAATGATATCCACAACCACTAAAATCTCTATCTTGGTGCCACTGATGTATTTCTTCGGCACCAACATCTTGATTTATATATGTCGCGCTCCAATGAACCACAACCTCACTGATATCTCTGGTAGAACCTTGCATATCAGATAAAAGTTCTTCATAAGAATGTACCCTTGTAAATACATATTTTTTATCGGCATCTGGATTTGTCCAAGATTTTTCATTATTTGATACTACCTTATGGGGTACTGTTTTTCTTTGAGTAGAAGGGGATATTGAACCAACCATATTAGTGATAGATGGATCAAGTAAACTAATTTTTTCTTGCAGTACATTTATGTCATCTAATGGAAATTTCTCAAACACCTTACTTGTTAACAAATCAGAAACTAATGAATTATCACCATTCAATATGTTTTGAACAGTGTCCATACTTTCAGAGGCTGTTAATAATCCTTTTGACAATACAGTAACTTCATTAAGAATTGCTGGATTAGTTTTTTCTAATAGTCTGTTTAACACACCTCCAGATACATCAGATAAGGCACTATTAATTTTAGATTCAAAGTTAGATTTCGCTTTACCGAATGTATTTTCAATATTTGATATTCCATCTGTTATAGAATTTGCTTTATCTAAAAGATCATTCACAGAACCTAACGCTGATATTGATGATAATGATCCAAAATCACCAGACAACGCACTCAATGCCAATCCAGATGGTTTTTTCCCAGTCGCCTTTTCCAAGTTAGCAGCAACAGATGCTGGTGATGGTGATGATATTATTTGTGTTAACTGTACTGGAGTATTTGCAATATCCCCACTTAAACCCGTTAGTGCTGAAAGTGTCACAGGCCCAGTTGGAATTTTTAGTAGATCGGAAAATCCTGATATTTTATCAGTAAGTTTAGCGATACCAATATTTTCCAGCAAATCATCAGTAGATGGAAAATCTATTTCTTGAGTTAAAGATTCAACACCACCAAGAACCTCTCCAATTTCACTACCCAATGCTGTAGATTTTACGTCTAATAAAGTATTCGCAGCACTTTGTATTTGATCTGAATATTCATCAATATCAGATATATTTTTTATATTATTCAATGATTGTTTAACACTAGAAAAATCTATGCTATTAGTTAATGACATTAATTATTCTCCCGCTGCTGGCGTATATTCTGCTTTATTATAAGTCGCATAAACTTCTTTTGCCAAGCGATATCTTTCTGCTGCCGAACCTAATTGTGGAACTTCATATTTTCTTTCCCATACCCATGCAGCATCTTTTATAGTTTTAGTTGTCAACATTTGTGTGTGAACATATTTGTGAGTATTTTTAAGTTCCCACATAATAAATTGTAATTGTGTATCTAAATTTGACAAGACTAGTCCATTATCTATAGCAAATTTTCTTAAATTATCTGCTCTATCAGAATTCCATTGAGCAATACCTATACTATCACTACCATCGCTACCATCGCCTTTATTTACTGCACTCGTATCCATTGATTGC